ATAGGCGCCAGTCTGAATATTGACTGCGCCATCATCGTTCTGAGGTAGAGCAAAACTCTTTTCTTTTTCCTCTGTAGGCTTATCCGCCTCCTTACCGCCGCGGCTAATAGTGAAGCCAAACAGTTGCCACTCTGACGCCATTACAAATTCCCTTCGATGTAGTTCCAACCGGGTCTGCCGGTATTCAGTAGATACCAAAATTTTCTATACGTCATATCAGTCTGTTTAGCACCCTCACTGATACTACCGAACACACCATATGGAGTATGTATTTTCTTGGAATTGTTGTTCCTAGAACCGGATTGATTCACATCAGGTCTTTTGCCGCGCAAAGACTCTTTATGTTCTTCTGATTTTGGCTTATCACTTAGAGCAGTAGATATCTTTTCATTGTGTTGTTTTGTATTGATGTAGCCTGCCCGGCTCTTATTACCTTTGTTATTCAATCCTATTTTTCTTTTTGTTTCCATACTCAGTTTTTTGCCGCGATTTGCTAGTGAGATTTTCTTTTTTGTTTCTTCACTAACCTTTTTATTCTTATTATAATGTATATTTGCCAATAGATTGGCATCGGCGTTGTTAATCTGACCGACCAAACACTGCCAGGCAATACGATCATATTCGCTGCCATGATCTTCCCATAATTTTTTATGAGCGGCAGCATGTTCCTCGATGGTTAATTTAACAAGATTGTCCGTATCATCTGTTCCACCCATATGTCGTGGCCTAATATGATGAAAATGGTACATAGACAATCCCTAGAATAACAGTGATAGGAGTCCATGTGAGTGAACCCCTATCTCTATGTAGTACGTCTTATAGATCGTCAAAAACCAATGCGGTTATCTACGTCTTCCCACCACTGGAACTGGAATGTCGCCGTATATTCTTCTACGGTGTCATTCGTGCCCCAGTCGAGGTCGATTGCAGATAGGTCAGTTGGAAAGGCGTCGATAAACTTGTAGGACTTGATTACGCCGCCTGTCTTGCCGTATTGCTTGACTTCGGCATCGACCGCATAGGACGTTGCTGAGGCAAAGGACGAATTGCGGCGATTGCGGCTATGCGAGTTCATACCATTCATCCATTTCTCAAGACCTTTGCGAACGGCAAAGTCTTCGTCATTGATGATCGTGAGGGTCCAGTCGGCGAACGTGCGGTTACCGGCCAGTTTGATTTCTCGACCATAATACTGTAGAGACACGACGCCCAGGGATGAAGCTGGTAGCTGTGCCGCTCTTGCCATGAAGGTGATCTTGCGCTCAGCGGTCCCTGGACTGATAATCGCAGGGAACGGCAGGGAAACCTCGAACAGATTTGGTCTTGCTCCGTCGCCCTGCATTTGAGAGAGGAATTCTGAGGGTGCAAAAGGCATGTGTGTTTACTCCTTATTCTTGTCTGGTCTATATTTATGTGTGATATTCACATTTCCATTTTTTGTAATGCATCAATCTGCCTTTGGCAACAGAACAGAGGTTACCCATGTTCAGATTGTTCCTTTTACAAAATTCTTCAAGGCCTTGGATGATGGTGACCTCTCCGGCAGGGGAAGTCAATTTATACCACTTCCTCTGAGAAATTCTCTTGAGGCCTGTTTGTGCTTTTCTATTATTTTCTACCATATGATCTGGTAGTTTCATGCCTTTGTTCCAAGATTTTTTGCCAATGTTGGAGGCACTTATCTTTCTCTTTGTCTCGTCGGAGGGGGACCAACCGAAGGTCGCTTCACCTCCATTGGTCATGTTGTATCCGCATTCCTCTTCATTCGATCTATATTCACAGATGAAGAAATTCTCCATTTGGTTCAAAATATAGTCCTGGTCGAGGGATTCGTATAGAACTTCCCACTCAAAGACATCCCATCCATGTTTTCGTATGAAATTATGGAATCTTAATGTCGATCCTTTTTTGACTGCATGTTTATGCGCGGCGCGCCGATGCGGCCAATTAGAATCCATCCCAATATAACACTTACCATTCAGTTTATTTGTGGCTCGATAGATAGAAAACTTTTTCATGAAATACTCCAATATCTCTACTGGAGTATTTAGCATTCTTAAAATCTACCTACTAGTAACTCAGAAGCGCCCAACAACTTCGTCGAATTCCACACCCGTGCGGACTGCCACGAAATTCAACTGAATGAAGTTGATGGAGCGAGCAGGCTTGATGTAGATATCGCCGACGAAACTGTTGGAGTCGATCACCTGACCTGTGTTGTTGGTTTCATCGCAGACGACACGGAAGTCCGTGATGCCGCGACGGCCCTGAACGTCACGAAGGAAAGGCTCGACCATGTTTACGAACATGGCGCGAGTAAATTCATCGTTGAACTCAAACAGCGAATACTTCGCAGCGATTGCGATTGCCTTTTCGAGGACGATAAACAGACGACGCACATTGATACGATCAAACGCCGATGGCTTGACTAGGCCGGTCTTGTCACCGTATAGTACAGGACCTTCACCAGGGAAGGAGACTACAGGGTTTACGCCGATCTTGTATAGCTCGTCGCGCGCGGTCTTGTTAGGGTTCCACGCCAGCTTGATCACGTTCTTGATCTGGCCGCGGTTGAAGCCCGCAGGGCTGAACCAAGGATCGTTGGTCTGATCAGTACGAACGCACAGACCAGCAATGTCTGGGTTGATAGGAACCCAACGATATACGTTATTGTACTTGTCGAACTGGTACTTCCAGCCCGAGTCGTGGACAACGTAGGACGATGACGTGAAGTTATTGCGCCAGTCAGTGATGTTGGTGACCTCGTTACCGATCTGCTGAACAACGTCGGCCTGTTCTGGCGAGACGAATACCAAGCAATCCTTACGGACTGTTGCAATATTGTCGATCAGGTGATCGGCGACCGTCGAGTTGACAGAACCAGCGACCAGCAGGGAGATATCGACTTCATCGCCGTTGGCGAAGAGGTCATATGCTGTGATGATATTGGCAGTCGTTGGAGTCTCAGTGAGACCACCCGACAGTTTCTTATAGTCATTGATGGTCAGATCGGTGAAGGTCGTGCCTGCTGCCGTGTTACCCCAGTTGGTGCCGCCTGTCAGGTGGTCCATCCAGTAGATATAGCGGGACTGATTGTACAGAACGTCGCGGACATAGTTAGCCGAGCCGTCGTTGTTGCGAGCGTCATATGCCTTGGATACGAAAGGATATACCTCAAGCACCGTATTTGCGCCAGTCGTTCCCGTAGAGAACAATCCGCCTTGATCAACCACGATGACGTGCATTTCGTCGCGAGCGCCGTTTAGAGATGCAGCATAGTCCGAAGTTCCAGGTGCTCCGTCGAAGAAGTCAGAGAAGCCCCAAGAGCGGGTGACAGGCTGAGCATTTGCGGTCGTTGCAATGAGCGAACCTAGATTGATCGTGGCCTGCGTTCCGTTAGCAGATAGCGCAGCAACCTTCACGGTAACCTCAGTACCGACGGCAAGATAGTCACCAACGGCGACATAACCAGCGGCATTGACGTTAGCCGCGCCATTGGCACTGACGAAATTGACCGTAGCCGAGCCAGATACGATATTTGCGTAAATTGCGTTAGCAGATGAAATGTTCTGCGAGAAGGCGTTTGCGTCAGGGCAAATCGAAACAGTAATCGAGTTACCTAGCTCACCAGGATAACGAGCAGCCCAAGAGCCGACGGATCCCTGTCCGGTGAAGTAGGAGTTGGAGTATACTTCCTCGTTGATGATCTGTAGACCAGTTCCATCTGAGGTTGCATTGTTGGCATTCGCGGAGATAGCACGGACGACGCGCAGGTTATTACCATATGCGAGGAAGTTGGCAGCCGAGAAGAACGAGAGATAGGTGTTAGAGTCGGGCTTGAAGAAGCGGGAGACCAGGGTCACCTCACTGTCAATCAGAACTCGTGTCTTGGCAGGACCCCACTGGAAAGCACCCGCGAAACCACCATTCGTGGTAGAAACCGCAGGGACGATTGTGGTTAGGTCGACCTCGGCGATTGCGATGCCTGGCGAAATTTGAAAGCTCATTCGTGTGCTCCTTTTGTAATCAAGAGATATGCATTGCTGTTGTTTATTATTTAGCTTTTCCCATCTTTAGATCTTGATCGTACATCCTGGGCTAGCTTGTCATTCCAATCATAATATGGGGAATCCAGAGGATATGCTTTCATTCGTCCCTCGAACCAGCGGTTGACGCCATCGTCATCGTGCTCATTGATACCATCATCCATGAAGCCGAAGGGGAGGATATCCTCATCGAGAATGTCCATCTGTTCCTTCTGAAGCACCCGGCGGATGTCATCCTTCATGGAATCCTTGAAGGCGCGCTGGGCGACAAACCAACCGAATAGGACCAGGGTCATAGCCAAGTCGTCGTGGTTGCCTTCTTCGGCTCGGAATGATTCCTTCTGGGCTGTGAAGGTCGTTAGCTCCATGATCGTATCTGCATCCTGGATCAGGAGCTTATCCTGCTCGACAAGGGTTTTCAAGTTGGAGCATCCGATGCGCTTGGTCGCCGTCGAGGTCTTGATACCCATGGCCGTACGCTTGACGTGACCTTGTGAGATTTGCTGGCCCATCTTACCTTTGACGGCAATCTTGACAAGGTTCTCATATTCAAGCTCATAGTGTAGGATATCGGCAATCTGCTGACCAATGTCTGAAATCTCGACCAGGATGAATGCATCCTTGTATAGCCGGGCGGCCTGATGGACGATTGTTGGATATACCAGGGGCGCAATATTATTGTCTCGATACTTGGCGACCTGTTTGTACGGAATATCGGTCACGTCAATGACCGAGAAAGCCGAATAGTCCTGGCCCTGACCACGAGCCACATCGACCATGATTGCATATGTGTGGCCCTCTTTAGGGAGCTCATAGGTATCCGTACCATTGTCGGACATGAATGGCGTTCCAAATGCCATTGTACGAAGCTTGGCGCCAGAGATGAGCGTATTGGAGGATCCGATAAATTCTGTCTCAAATTCGGCTCGGAACTGTTCTTCTGAGGTATTTGAGATAGTTTCTTTCTTCCAGGCTTCATCACGACCAGGAACTGCGGACCAATGGACTTCCACAGGCACATAGGTAGACCGGCCCTCGGACGCATCCTTCCACATACGATAAAACTTGTTCAGACCGTTGGGAGTCGAAACGATAAGCACCTGTGTGCTCGTACCTGAGGTGATTGTAGGATATACGGATGCGAAGAACTGATCGGCCTGGTTGTTCGGAACGAATGCAAATTCGTCAAGGAAGATGATGTTGAATGAGTCACCACGGACGGCTGATGAGGATGTCGCGGCCGCCAGTGCCTTTGAGCCGTTCTCTAGCTCAATATTACCTTTGTTCCAGACGACAACGCCCTGCTGCATCCACTGTGGGATATTTTCATAGGCGAGTTTCAGACGGGCAAGCAATTCGCGTGCAGTCGAGCCTTTGTTGGCGAGCATCGCGATGTTGGTTCTGTCGCGGAATAGGAGCTGGTGTAGAAGGTGTGCGATAATCGTGGTTGATTTACCGACCTGACGAGGCATCTTACAGATAACGAAACGGTTGTCGTGGAACTTCTGGAGCATATCCTGCTGGAAGGGCCACATAGCAAAGGGGACAAGACCGCGGTCGACGTTGACGATCTTGATATACTTCGTGGCGAAATATACAGGATCATCGGCGCACTTGAGATATTCGTCAATCTGTTCTTGGGTGAACTGTATCTGCACCCCGATCTTTTTGAGATTAGGGTTGCCGAGATACGTCCGCTTCTTAATCTTCGGGATCATGTTCAATCATTTGTGCGGCAGAGGCAGCCTCTCGCTTTGCGCGGATCACCCTCTGGAGATCATTGGTCGATCCAATAAAGACAGCTTTTTCGACATTGATGCTGCCAGCCACAGGATTTTCTTCACCAGTATCCTTGACATCCTTGACCTGCTTATGGAGATCCATCATATCCTTGGCGGACTCTGTGACGGCCTTGATCAGGTTCGATACGACCTCATAGGCGCGCGGTGACTCGGATTCCTTGGCGATCATGACCAATTCTTCCAGGGCATCGCGGCCCTGTAGGACCATGTCACGGATGGTCGAGCGCGCCAAATCAAAGTCTTCATCGACCTTGGCCATATCTACTGCCGCAGGAACGGGAGTCGATTCGACCGTGACGATTTCTCTCTTGGTGGGTTCGATATTCAAAATTTCATTCAAATTGTCATTTAGCTTACTCATAGTGTATCTGGGAACTCCGTGATAGTCGTCGTGAAGCCGAAGTCATCTGATACATTTGCTGTCGTCGGATTAGGAACGACATTGACCCTGACGACAGGCGAGCTGGTATAATAGAAGCTGGCGACATTCCACTTGGCACCTGTTTCGTTGCCAAGAATGGTCGTATTTGCAATGAACGGACCTGAGACATTGGAGATATAGAGCTTGCGATTGACGGAATCCCAATCGAGCACGTCCCCAGTGGCAACGGCTGTCGCATAGGAATTGCCGCGCTGATAGATTAGCTCGTCATCCTTATATGTATCGAAGCCACCGGCCTGCATGTTGAGGACGAGGACGTTCTGGCCGGTTGTCACTCCAGAAGCTCCTGCAAAAGAGGATGCGACACCCTTGGTCGATGCATCATAGAAATTGGTGTTGGCAGATTTGATGATGCCAGAACGGCTCGTAGGTCCTAGCAGATATCCCTTCATCGTGAAGTTTAGGTCCCACATGACCATTCGCATGTCGGCACCTTCACCCTCGTAATTGATAGTGTAGTCGACCGAATTTAGGACCACTGGTACGTCATAGGTCGTCCCCATTGTGGAATCAAGCACGATTTTGAGCGTATAATCCTGGGCAAAGATAGGCAAAATCTGCTCGATGATCTGGAGACCATCTTCGATGTTGCGCGCATAGATCGACAGCGTGAAGTTGAAGTCCCATGGCGCAGGTGAATATTGTCCATAGACCATGCTGGATGAATTGCTGGTTGCCGTGATATTTCTCTGTGTGGAGACTAGCTTTCGTGTCGGGTCGTAGTTTAGACCATCGAGAGCGAAAGACATGCGCGGCAGGTACATCTGGATCGAGCGGGTCAGCGTAGGATCCTGGAGCAGACGGGTGATGAATTTCTCTTTCTGTCCGTACATGAGAGGAACCAGCAGGCGCTCAAGCTCTAGCGTTTGCGTCTTATTGTAACGCACCATCTGGATATCGTTGAACAGCGTGCCGAAGGCGACAACCATCTTTCGCGTGATACGGTGGTAAAAATGTTCCCCGAAAAAGCCTGACATTAATCTGGTTCTCCAAATGGATTCGTGCCGGTGAAGTCGATGACCGTATTGGCCTCTGACTCGATTTCTGTATTGTCCGCCATTTCTTCGAGGACTGAGGTGAAGTTCTGACGGTCATAGGATGTAACAGAATATGCCGCCGAGGACGTGTTACCCGTAAGCGTGTTGCCGGTTGTAATGACGCCCTTGATATTGATGACGTTTAGCGTCTTGGCCGTGCGATCCCAATACTTGACGATAGCCGTCGAGGTCGCCACGGACGTATTGGCGCCCTGATATACAAGCTCTCCGGTCTGATATGCACCAGCTCCCGAAGGGTTCATGGTCAGGTTGATCGTATACGAATAGTCGCGACCGAGCTTGTCGATTGCCGTGATCCCTGTGACAAACTTCTCATTCGAGAATTTATAGGCTTCGATGTTCATTTCGTAGAAATAGAAGAACGGTGGACGACGTCCCAGCATGAAGAAGTCTTTTTCTTCTTCGACGAACTTGATTTCAAACATATTGCCGAGCGCAGGAACCCAGACCAGATCGCCTTCGCGAGGTCGACGAAGCGTCGGGCAGTATTTGTTGAATGTGCGGCGCGCCAGAATGACCTTCATGGGGTCGCGGATTTCAAGACCAAACTTTGAGAAGAACTCTGACTGGCCCTCATATCCCATCACAGACCCGATATACATTTCCATCGAGTTGGCGATATTGAATAGTTTCGCTGGGTCTTCACCATAGAGCTGGTCGACCGTAGACTGCGAAGCACGAGGTAGATAATACACGTCAGTACCGTAGATTTGGATCGACTCGATGATCAAATCTTCTACGAGGAGCTGCTCTGGTGTATTGTTGCCAGAAAAATTGTTGAAATACTGGGAGGTCGAAATTGTCGTATTCCTATTACATTCTGCCGGCGAGCCATCCGTCGCCAGGATATTCTTTGCTTCTTTTGTTTACGATTCCGTTATTCCACCACTTGGTGCCAACGAACATATCTAGATTTTTTGGACGCCGACCTTTCATCGTTTTACTTGCCTTGAGCGACATGCTTTTTTTAAGGTCTTTGTCATGTTTCTTTCCATAGAATGGATTTTTATCACCACTGAGAGAAACGCTCAATTTCTGTTTCGTCTCTGCGGATAGAGGACCACTGGTTTTACCAATGTGAGAATCAGATATTTTCTTCTTGGTTTCATCTGATCGCTTTTTACCTATATTGGCCTTGGATCTCTTTTCAATCTGCTCTTTTGTCTGCGGAGGCATTTTCTTTCTGCCAGCCATGTATTGATCGCGATAGACTGGATCTTGATGTAGAGCTTTCATTGAAATAGAAAGCTTCTCTCTGACGGTATGGTTGGTGTCTGTATTAGCCCAATGGCCGAAATGTCTTTTGCTAAGATTGTAGTATCGAGTCCCGAGTTCTTCATCCTTGATCAATTGCAAATACGAAAATTCAACTTCTAGGAGGAGATTTCTAGAGATTCCTCTTTTTAGGATGCGGCGCTTGAAATCATTCTTTCGCCGATAATATGCATCACGCATTCTATTGGAAGAACAGATATATCCATCATTTATAGTCCCCCAGTGGCAACCGACGTAAAACATTTTTCTCTTAGTGTCAAACCAGAGATATACGAATCCTTCTTTCATTATAGACTCCTTTGAATGGTCTATAACTATATAGTAGAAACGAGTGACTCAACCTACCTGCATTCCGGCAGGCTCCTCGAACATGAGCTGGATCGCCGATTCGATTTCTGCGATTTCTGTGACGGCCTCGTCAAAGATGACCTGTCCATTGAGCGTGACGCCACCTGGAAGCTGGACGCCGCCAAACTTCTTCATGTTCGTGCCCCACTGTTTCTTGATCAGCGCGGTCGCATATTTCTTGAGCCAGCGATCATTGTATACATCCGTATAGGCATCGGGATCCACGATCTTCCAAGCCTCAATAATGAGGAACTCATTGGGCTGAATGTCATTCGACCAGTCCATATCGATATACAGACGGTTCTGGTGACGATTGAAGCGAATAGGAACCTCGCCATTTAGAAGCATATCGAGCATACTAATATGGGACTGCATGATCGTGTAGTTGACCATCGTGGTCGACGTGAAGGAATACATATCATTCAGGCGCATCTGATAGCGAACGTCGAACATATTGAGGTTTGAAGATCCTGACCCGAAGGAGAAGATACGATTGATGCCAATGATCGAGTCATTAGCAAAGACGTTCGTGATGGGGACCTGTGTATTGTCTGCGGTGAATGCTGAGTCCACTGTCAGGGATGTGGCATTGGCAATGGCAGTAACAAGCCGATCCTGTCCTCCAATAGAGATACGAGAAACGTTCGCCCCAAACTCGGCAGCAAAATTGCTTCCGTGACCTGTGACAGTGGTTGATCCGTTAGAGGTCGATCCGACGCCCGAGGCCTGCGTAATGTCAATGTACTGGCGAGCCACATCATCGGTAGACAGGCGATGCTTGAGATAGACTTTTTGCATCGAATCATAGTGATAATCCTGAAAGAATTGGAAGGCCTCATCGATACGATCTTCGACCTGGTCGGCGTCAACGTTAATTTCGACCACAGGGAACCCGAGGGTTCTCTTGCAATAGTCGATGAGCGTTGCGCGTGAATTGGGTTTTGCCATGGCTGTTTCCTAGATGGGTCTATATGGTATATATCGCCGATTAGTAAATGATCTTGACGGCCTCGCCGTTGGTCTGCATATCGACGGTCATCGGACCTGCTGTGTTCGCAGAAACGGCGACTGCGATATTTGCGCTCTCAAACGTACCAGACATGCCGCGGACCTGTGCCGCGGAGACAGAAATATTGGCATTCGGGGTGTCGAGGGTGACCATGGTCGTTCTGGGAGCCGAGGTCACAGTCGGCGTGATCAGAGGCATTAGACTGTGACGTTCGGGGTGATAGTGATGATGCCTTCGACTACGCGGGTCACGACATTGGCAGTATCGGTCATCC